ATTGGATTTATCTTTGAGAGGGGTTCGACTGGAAACAACGCGGCGATCATCTGGGACGAGTCAGAGGACAAGTTCACGATGGGTACTACAACCGCCACAGCAGGTGATAAATCAGGTGGTATATCAGTTACAATATCAACATTGGTTGCAAACCTAGAAGGTACAGCAACAGCGGCAGAGTATTCTGACGTTGCGGAAAGATTCGCATCTGACTCAGCATACGCACCAGGAACAGTTGTTGCACTAGGTGGTGCGGCAGAGATCACGCAAGTGAACGAAGAAGGATCAGACGAGGTGTTTGGTGTTATTTCTAGTTTGCAACAAGCGGCTTTCAAAATGAATGGTGGAGCAGGTAATGATGACACTCACCCATACATCGCAATGACGGGTAGGGTAAACGTCAAAGTTATCGGTTCAGTGAACAAAGGTGACAGACTTATATCTGCATCAGTTCCAGGTTACGCTAGAGCGGCTACAAAAGCGGAATGCACAGCATTCAACGTTATTGGTAGAGCTTTAACTGGTAAAACAGAAGCGGGACAAGGTTCAGTAAAGGCGGCAGTAAGGGTTAGTCACTAGTAAATACTCATACTTTTTAGTAGAACACAAAAGGCGGCTTCGGTCGCCTTTTTTTTAGACTATAAGATCCAAGATAGTTTGTAGTTTTCCTTTAATACTTTTATTGTTCAAAGTATTTTTGAGGCCCATGTGTAAGTTCTTGGGCCAACATTCAAACGCAGTCCAGCAGTATCCTGAATGTTCTTCATTAAGTCGAGGAATAAATTCTGCATCTATGGCCACTAGATATGTGTGGAAGAAGAACTTCTGATCGTTGGAAGTGAACATCTCCAGTGGTATGACCTTTTTAAATTTAGGTATACTGCCTGTCTCTTCTTCTATCTCACGTTTGAGTCCTTCGAATGCACTCTCCGTGAATTTACTTTTACCACCAACCAACCCCCACATTCCTTGTGTCTTCCGGTCAGTCCTTTGTAGGAACAGGAAACGTTTGGTGCTGGTTGCATAGAACAGGGCACCCGAACAGACGATGTTTTCTTTCATAAGTTATTATAACAATTATGGAGTGGTAGCGTCAAGACTTGAGTTGTATCCTGGGTCTGCTCCACCGTCTAACACGATGCTCCAATTACCTTGTGTGTAAACGCCCTCATATGATTTAACCCATTCCGTGCCGTTGAACCTGTACTGAATACCCGTGTTAAGATTGGTAACATAATGTTGTGTACTGTCTGGATTTGAGGCGTCAAAGGCCACGTTCCATTTTGATGTTGCACTGTTGTATTCTATGATATCGCCAACACTTGCTACAAGTGTACCCCAAGTGGCACTTCGGAAACTTGCTGTGCTGTCTCCCACATCATTGATCACCAAATATCTATCGCCATTAGCAGGTGTGCCTGGATCAAAGGTTGCAGGATTTATTATCTTCTTGACTGCAGTCAGTGAGTTACTTGGTATTGTGTCTCCGTCGATTGTGTATAACAATATGGTGTCATCAAGCGTAGTAGTCGCAATGGTGCCTATAATTTCATTTCCGTTTGGTTGCGTCAATCTTATCTGTGATGTACCATTCGTTACTTTTCCGTACTGATCTAATAACACTTTCCAGTTTACCGCTGGGCCAAAGGTCTCAAAAGGATCAAAGTTGTTGGGTTCGTTAGCACCTGTTTGGAATCCATCACCTCCTGATTTGACATTTGTACCTGTCGAACCAAGCAATCTTAATTGATTCCCAGTCACTAATAACCCAAAATTGTTTGGTGTAATATAACTTCTAGATGTAAGTTCTCCATCTATCAAACCTTTTGCTATTCCTCCGTCGTCGTCATATATGCTCATGATGATTTTTTGTACGACACCTAACTTCTTAACTTTCACAGGCGGTGATAACCATATTGGCATACTAAACTGTAATGTTGCTACATCAATTTCTGAATCTGCACCCACCGGAATAGTTCTCGAACTAAATGTAATATTACCTAACTCAATATAACTTAAACTTGTCCAGTCAATGTAGTTGTCTGTCTTTTGTATCTCAAAATCTGGGTTGAACAAGTATAGTATCTGTTCTAGTATCTGCAGTTTTTGGTCTGTGTTCGATGAAAAAATATCTGCTGTGACTTCTAATCTAAAAGGCGAAGGCATCACTTTCTCAACTGTGTATCCAGCACCCAACTGATTTGTGTAGTTGCCATCAGAATCAACGTCCCTTTCCCTTAGGTGTTGCTTTTCTACATGATAAGGATTTTGCATTCTTTCCCTGTCATAGTTAAGTTCTCGCACATAACAAGCAATCTTTGGTGCATAGTTAAGTGCATTCTCACTGTTATTCCTGATGATGTTTGAAACCTGTCTTGTTGGATCTCCGTACACCACAGGTACTGCTCTCAGAGCCACAGAACCGTCGTTGCCTTTGCCTGTTTCCACAGAAAAATTACTCAAAATCCTAATGAATTGAGTTAAAAATTTCCTAACCTGTCCTTCGTAAAAGTGTAGCATTCTTAATTGTCAGCCTTTGGTTTCAGAGCATCTGTCAATGACTGTCTTTGTGTAACTGTTAATCCGTTTATTGTTGATTCAGTAGTATTGTTGACGAAACTTGTTTTGTAGTTTCCTCTAGAATCATTGTTAGTTGTAGTTATTCTCACACTGTCCTCAATTTTAACCCATCTGGCTCCATCATATCTAAACAACCTGTTCGGTAAGAAATCTGTCCTCAAGAAGTAGTCACCTGTGTCTACGCCTGTTGTCGGAAATGTTATACCAAACCCTGCAGGATTTCCGTTGGGTGCCACACCATCACCGTCTAGGTAAAAACCATAGTGTGAACTTGCCGGTGTATCTATTGTTGCATTAACAGTATTATCACTACTGGCCCTTTGTTCTTCTGTATTAACATTTTCTGTACGTATGTTACCCCTCTCATCGATAGGTGCAACGTAGTATTGTTTGTAGTTGAATCCTGCCTTTGGTGCGTCTTGTTCTGCCTGTGCCACAACTTGATCGTTTATAGTTTTTTCTCTGTTGTATGTACTCATATAACTGGCAACAGATCCTTCTGTTGTTGCATCACCAATTACATCTCTGAACTCTTGAGAGTCTACTAGAGTTTTCATTTTTAATCTTAGTAAGTGCGGCCACCAAGTCTGCGAAAATCCTTCTGCCGCTCTGTTTACATCTTCAACCACGTAGTATCTTTTGAGTGCGATTGGTACACTCTCATCTAATGAGTAATCTTCTTTCATGTGCGGGAATTCTAGGACGTCACCACTCATTGGTTTCCTACCAATTCTCTCCACTATGTCATTTAGATGCACAGTCAAAAACAATGTGTCATTCTGTAAGAACATGCCAAACTGTGATAGATTGAAATCAGCATCTTGCACATTGTATATTCCACGCACAGTGTAGATATCACTAGAATACTTCCTGTCTCTGTTTTCTAAAAACAGCAAATCTTGTATGGTCGTCTCGTTAAGATCACTTCCAGTCACTCTAGGCTGGCTGGGTGATGCCGGACCGTCCTTGTTGGTGTCTCCCTGATCGTATGGGCCTAGGTATTTGTGTAGGTGCAGATCTGTGCCGCCCACCTGAAACATCTCTTTGATGTTGCGATCAAAGAACTTGTAGTCGTTGCCCTTTTCAGGCTTAAAAATGGATAATCTTGGCATATCATACATATTTATTGCACAGGCAATGACTATAAATATGAGTATGTCAGAACTACAAACAGGCCAACAGGAAATTTTCGATTACGTTAAGAACAATCTCGGTGACGGGATGATTGACGTGGAATTAGACCCAAAACACTATCAAACGGCACTAGAAAGAGCAGTAAACAAATTCAGACAGCGATCATCTAATGCTGTGGAAGAATCCTATGCGTTCTTGGAATTAAAGAAAAATCAAAACAGTTACATCCTTCCAGATGAAATCATAAACGTCAGGAATTTAAACAGGAGAACTGTAGGATCAAGGACTGAAGGTGGAGAAGGTGGAACATTGTTTGAACCATTCAACCTAGCATACACAAACACATACCTTTTGAGAGCAGGTGCAACAGGTGGATTGGCAACCTACTACGCCTTTGCTTCGTACCAAGAAATGATAGGCAAAATGTTTGGTAGTTTCATTCAGTTCCACTTTGATGTGGCAACTAAAAAATTAACTATCACTCAAAGACCAAGAGCAGACGACGAGACAGTTCTTATGCACACAGACAATTTTAGACCTGACATCACATTGTTCAAAGACATATATTCGAAACCATGGATCAGAGATTACACACTTGCTGTATCTAAAATAATGTTAGGTGAGGCAAGAGGTAAATTCAACACCATTGCAGGACCACAGGGTGGAACAACACTGAACGGTGATGCATTAAAGAACGAAGGTCAAGCAGAGATCGAAAGATTAGAAGCAGACATAGGAAACTTCCAAGAAGGCGGAACTCCACACAGTTTTGTTATTGGTTAATTGGTAACAAACTCCATTTAAATACCCTGCAATGAAAGATTCCAATTACAAGAGTTACTCAGACCTTACGCTAGATGAATTAGAACAACTGGTGCAAGAATTAGAACTGATGAGTATAAAGGCACTGAAGCAAAGAAAAAAGAGTCTAAGAATTACCATATTGAAATCTGTAAAAGAAGCAATCAAAGAGATTGAAAAACGCCTAAAAAAATAGTATAATAAACCTATGTTAATAGGTGTAGTAGGTTTAATAAGTTCTGGCAAGGGCACAGTCGCAGACAGGCTTGTGGAAAAACATGGATATCAAAAAGATAGTTTCGCAAAAAGTCTAAAAGATGCAGTGGCATCCATGTTCAATTGGGACAGGGCTCTCCTCGAAGGAGACACAGATTCCAGCAGGCATTGGAGAGAACAGCCAGACAAGTTCTGGAGTGAAAAGTTTGGCAAGCCAACAACGCCGAGATGGGTACTACAATACTTCGGCACGGAAGTGATGCGTGGTCAGATGTACGACGGCATTTGGGTTGACAGTTGCATTGGCAGATACAAAGGACAAAACACCGTGATAGCGGACACAAGATTCCCCAACGAAGTGAAACAGATCAGAGAACATGGAGGCAAGATAATACTTGTGAAAAGAGGTCCAGATCCTGATTGGTTTATCAATTACGTGGAAGGTAACATAGCACCACAGGGCATCCACAGTTCAGAATATGCATGGGCAAGGGAAGAGTTTGATTTCGTTATTGAGAACAACAGCACAAAAGAAGATCTATATGCTAATATAGACGCCTTAGTCGTCAGCGACAAGATCACCGACCCGCCATCCAAGTCTACGAGTGCTACCCAGCCTTTGGCAATTGGCGCAAACAGTTTTTAGATTACTAACGCTAGTATTCCTCAGATTTCCATCCACGAACAGCACATCTAGTTGGGCCTTGGCCTGTGCTTTGAAACCACAAAGCTCACACTTGTTTTTCTTCTTGTATCCAGATCTTTGTAGTGCAGTCACACCTCCAACTTTCTTACCGGCTTTTTTCCTGATGCAGGTGTCACATCGGCTACGCCAGTACACCCTGCCATATCTCTTGTAGGCATAGGCCTTGGGTTTGGTTTTACACTCTACACACAAAGGTCTGTCATTATACTGCATGTGTGTATTTACGTCGCCTATATAGGCACCTCAAAAACGGTAAATTTAGTCAACAAAACCGTATGATTGAATAAATAACTCTAGTATATACGTAACTTGCAAGGAGAATACGAAAAATGGCATTAACATCACCAGGAGTAGAAGTTTCAGTAATAAACGAGAGTTTCTACGTACCATCAGATGCGGGTACAACACCACTATTCATAGTAGCATCATCAAAGGACAAGCAAAATGGTGCAGGAGACGGCACAGCGGTAGGAACACAAACTGCCAACGCCAACACTGCATATTTGATCTCGTCACAAAGAGAATTAACAGAGACTTTTGGAGATCCAAAATTCTACACAGACGCTTCAGGAAATTCATTGAATGGATATGAGCTGAACGAATATGGCTTACAGGCGGCATACTCTTTCTTAGGAATTGCCAACAGAGCATTCGTACTTAGAGCGAACGTGGACACAGCGGAACTTGTTGGAAGTGCAACGGCACCATCAGCAGATCCAACAGACGGCACATACTGGTTTGACCTTGCATCAAGCAGTTACGGTTTGTTCGAGTGGTCACAGACTAATCAATCATTCACAACAATTACTCCAACACTTATCACTTCAACTGCCGACTTAGTTGGCGCGGTGTCAACTGGTGCACCAAAAACTTCAATAGGTGTAATTGGTGATTACGCAATCAACACGACACACGTTACAAACAAGATCTACAAGAAAACAGCAAGTAACACTTGGGTACACGTTGGATCAACAACATGGCACACATCTTTACCGGTGGTGACAGTTGCTTCAGGAACAACAGTAACAAGTGGTAACAAGATCACAATGAACGGTGTTGAAATCACTTTTGGTGGTACGGCATTATCAGATGTTGCAACAGCAATTGGATCTAATGTGACCAACGTCACAGCAAATGTTAACAGCACAACAGGTAACTTAGAAATCTTCCACAACGGTAAGTTTTTAGGTGACTCAACAGGTGGTGCTAACACAATCAGGTTTGAAGCAAACACAGGCACTGGTTTAGCAGACCTAGGAATCACAGCAGGCGTGAAAAACGGTGTTAAACTTTTACAGGCGGCGCACACTAGCAGACCAACTTGGAAAACTGCGGACGAAGACAGACCTAACGGTTCAGTTTGGTTCAAAACTACTTCTGCAAACTCAGGTGCGGCTTTAGTTGCTAAACTTTACAGTTCATCAAGTGCTAGTTTCTCTCAAGTTGCTAGTCCACTACATAGCAATCATCACTCAGCGATCTTTAATCTAGATCCAGCAAATGGCGGAACTGCTCTAACTACAGGCACAGTGTACGCACAATACAATGTTACTGAAGAAAGCATGACAGCCAACGATTTAGGTGGTGTTGACTCAACTGGAAATGTTGCAGACTTCCAATTCTTTAGATACGAAGGTGGTGCTACTACTATAACAAGTAACACAACTTCACCAACTTTCACAAGTTCAGAAACTTTTGTGATTCAAGAATCAATCAAGAACCAAGAAGCATTAAACAGTGCTGTAACAGTAACACTAGGCGGCACAGGAGCAGATGACTTTGTAGCGGCAGTGAGTGCGGCAGGTTTGACTAACGTTACTGCAACTAAATTAAGCACAGGTGCAATCCAGATGTCACACAAATTGGGCGGTGAGTTCAGAATGTTTGACAGCACAGGAACACCACTAGCAGACGCAGGTTTCAGTGCAACGACGGCACACAGTTATGGAACATTCACAGCAAACAGCACAACTTTGATCGACAACTTGTATGACTTGCCGACAGGTGAAAGCCTTGACTCAAGTGTTAACACAGGTATAATGGCAAGTAACTGGAAGAGATTAAGTTACACAGCATCAACAAGTGCACCAACTAATGAACCAGCAGACGGAACATTATGGTACCACACTGCAACAGACGAAGCAGACATCATGGCACACAATGGTACTACTTTCGTTGGATATGCCACAGCATACTCAACTACAGATCCAAATGGTCCACAGTTTAGTGCAACGGTACTGCACTTGTAACTAACGACTTATGGATTGACACTTCAGACTTAGAAAACTATCCAGTTCTTTACAAATACAACACAGCGGCAACTCTAAGTTCTACAAACACATCTAACCAAGTGGCAGTGACCACATCAGGTGCGGCGTGGGAACTAGTTGACAAAACAGACCAAACCACAGAAGATGGTATTGTGTTCGCAGATGCTAGATTGCACACAACGGCTGACAAGGCAGATACACTGGAAACAGGTGGTGCAGGAACTTCTAGTAGCATTAAAGATTTATTAAGCGATGGCTTCTTAGATCCAGATGCTCCAGATCCAGCAAACTTCCCACAAGGAATAATGCTTTGGAACACAAGAAGATCTGGTTACAATGTAAAAGAATACAAGAACAGTTACATCACAACTACGAAATATCCAGGAAGCGGATCAGCAGGATTAGGTAACATCAGAGCAAGTAACGAGAGCGTATCAACTTACTTCCCGGACAGATGGGTTACTAAATCAAGCAACAACGCAGACGGTTCTGGCTCTTTCGGTAGAAAAGCACAGAGAAAAGTAATTGTTGAACAATTAAAATCAGAGATCGACACTAACCAAGCAATCAGAGAAGACCAAAGAGGTTACAACGTGATTGCTACACCTGGTTATCCAGAGTTGATCGCAAACATGATCAACTTAAACACAGACAGAAACAACACAGCGTTTGTAGTTGGTGATACTCCATTTAGATTAGAGGGCACATCAACTTCAATACAAAACTGGGCCAACAACACAGCGTCAGCACTAGACAATGGTGAAGACGGTCTTGTAAGTTCAAGTGATTACTTGGGTGTGTTTTATCCATCTGGTCAAACAACAGACAACGCAGGTAAAACGATTGTTGTTCCACCATCGCACATGATGTTGAGAACACTAGCAAACAACGACAACATCGCTTTCCCATGGTTCGCACCATCAGGAACACGAAGAGGTGTTGTTGATAATGCAACAGCAGTTGGTTACGTCGAAACAGCGTCTGGAGAATTCGAAACAATATCTGTTACGGAGTCAGTGAGAGATTCAATGCATGAAGTTAAAGTAAACCCAATCACTTTCTTCGCAGGTGCAGGAATTGTTAACTTCGGTAACTTGACCAAAACATCAGCAAGTTCGGCCTTGGACAGAATAAACGTTGCGAGATTGGCAGTGTATCTAAGAACACAACTAGATGCAATCGCAAAACCGTTTATCTTTGAACCAAATGATGAACTGACTAGAAACGAGATCAAAGGTGCAATCGAATCATTCTTGTTAGAACTAGTTGGACAGAGGGGACTATTTGACTTCCTAGTAGTTTGTGATGACACAAACAACACGCCTACTAGAATAGACAGAAATGAACTTTATGTAGATATAGCAATTGAACCAGTGAAATCAGTTGAATTCATTTACATACCGTTGAGAATCAAAAACACAGGAGAAATTGCAAAGTTAGGGAACTAATTTTGAATAAATAGGAGAAACAGATGGCAATATCAACTTTATCAAAATTTACAGTACCACTAGCAAACGATCAGAGTTCAGCATCACAAGGTCTGTTGATGCCAAAACTTCAGTATCGTTTCAGAGCGATCCTGGAAAATTTTGGAGTATCAACACCAAGATCAGAACTAACAAAACAAGTTATCGATATAACAAGACCCAACTTGACTTTTGACAATGTAACACTAGATGTCTACAACTCAAAAGTGTACGTTGCAGGTAAACACACTTGGGATCCAATCACAATCACTCTAAGAGATGATGTGAACAACTCAGTTACTAAACTGGTTGGTGAACAGATCCAGAAACAGTTTGATTTCTTTGAACAGAGTTCAGCGGCATCTGGTATTGATTACAAATTCACAACTAGAATAGAAATGCTAGACGGTGGTAACGGAGCGAGTGCACCAAATGTACTAGAAACATTTGAGTTGTACGGTGCATACGTTGAGAATGTTAACTACAACACGTTAGCATACGCAACATCAGATCCAGCAACTATCACTATGTCTATCAGATACGACAATGCAATCCAAACTCCAACAGGAACAGGAATTGGAACAGCGGTATCTAGAACGATCGGTACATTGAGTACTGGTGGTGGACAATAGCACACAAGATTAAGTTAGCAATTATAACATCAAAAGCGTCTTTATAGGCGCTTTTTTTGTGGCCATAAATACGAGTATGCCAAGCATAAACAACTTCCTAAAAGGTTTCCAGGACGGGTTACCGGGTATGAAAGACTACCAACACGCATCGAGATTGTACCTAGACGACAATTTCAAGTTGATGCCCAAACAGAAGTTCCTGTTCCACGTGGTGTTCAACACAGACGAGTCATTGTTTCAAGGTGGAGCGAAATTGAACTCGGATGAGAGATACCAACTGAACATGTTGGTCAAGCAGTGCGACCTGCCCAAGTACAACTTGAGTTACGAGGAGAAGACACAGTACAACAAGAAGATGTATGCGGGCACGAGAATAGCGTACGAACCAGTGAACATCACATTCCACGACGATCATGCAGACACTGTGAACGCATTTTGGAAGAAATACTACGAGTACAATATTGCGGATAGCATAGGCATGAACTCGGACCTGACAATATCAAATACGAAAGATGATTACTATCTGTTTGGCGACGACAGAAAGACAACCAAGTTTGGTATGGACACACCGAGAGTGAGACAGAAACCTTACCTCAAAGGTATAGAGATATTCGTGTTACACAAGAAACGTTTCACATCAATGACACTGGTCAATCCCGTGATAGGATCATTCTCGCATGACACCCTAGATCAAGCCGACGGAGCAGGTGTGATGAGCAACACCATGCAGATACTATACGAGACAGTGATCTACAAGTCAGGGATAATCAACAAGAACAACGTGCCTGGTTTCGCCACAATTAACTATGACAATTCGCCTAGCCCATTAACTGTATTGGGTGGTGGCACAAACAGCATATTCGGACCTGGAGGTGTCGTAGACGGTGTTGGTTCCGTGATAAGGAACGTGCAATCAGGTAACATCTTGGGTGCAATACTGTCAGCATCAAACACTTACAACAATGCCAAGAAGATCAAAAAGTCAGATGTTAAAGCAGAATTGAAAGGTATAGCCAAAGACGGAATACTTCAAGTTGGCAAGCAGGCAGGGTCAATAACCAATCCCGTGGCCCAGTTCTCAGTGGGTGCCGCCATAGTGGGTGCTACAGCGATTGCTTCTGCTACGGGAACAGCGGACAACAAAGATCAGGCCAACAACACAGTCATAACGAATAGCACAGTGGACACGGTAAACTTCCTGGGTGCAGATGAATCTTTCAATCTTGTGTCCAACAATGAGAATGTTAGAGATGAGATAGCGGCCGGCATATATTTCAGAGACATAGGTTCTCGTAAGGGTTTAACAGTGTCCGAGTCAAACATAGAATATGAGGCATCATCTACAAACGTTAAAAATGTCTATTCTAACAAAGCAATCACAGATGTGAGAAAACTGGTCACAGAAGGATATATAAAAATTGAAAGGCAAACACAGGATGTCGAGATAGCAACAGAGAAAGCGACAATATAATGGCTGAATTCTACACAAACTTACCATCAAAGGACAAAGACGAGTTGCAGAAGACTGTGGACAAACTTACAACAACTCCCTACGAAACCAACTACGAATTTAACGTTGGTGAATACGATAGTACAATAGCATTTTTTGTGAAAAGAAATTTTTCAAGAACAGCGGCTGAGTCAACAGCATACGCAATACTGTCACAGGCCAAGATAGACAATATCAAACCACAACAGATTTTAGACCAATTAACATATGCCACACCGGCACTGTTGTCTGAACTGATAACCATAATATTAAACGCCAACAGATACAAGTCAAGTAGGCTGGGTGTGAGGAAAACACTGGCCACCAAAGAGACGGTATCTAGAAACATCATAGACTAATGTTACCGAGATTTGCTAGGGGCAAGTTCTCTCCCAAGAATCAAGAGAAATACGTAGGAACAAAAACACCAACATACAGGTCAAGTTGGGAACACTCTTTCATGAGATTGTGTGACGAACACCCGAACGTGTACCAGTGGGCATCTGAATCTATAAAAATTCCATATCGCCATCCATTCACAGGCAAGTACACAGTGTACGTGCCAGACTTCTTCATAGTGTACCAAGACAAGGAAGGTCGCAAACATGCAGAGATGGTGGAGGTTAAACCCATGAGCCAGACCACAATGGAGGCCGCGGGCAAGAGCATGGCCAAGAAAAAACAGGTCGTGATAAACATGGCCAAGTGGGAGGCCGCAAACGCATACGCTAAACAGAGAAAGATAAGATTTAGGGTGGTGTCAGAAGAACAGTTGTTCCACAATGGCAAACGTAAGTAAATACGACAATGACAAAGAAACTTGAAGACATCCTTAATTTACCAAATGTCAAAGAGGCATTCAAAGAGGTAGACAAGAAGGAAAAAGACATGAAGATCAAGGAGGCAAACGGTCAACACGCATCAGCAAAAAACTTAGATCCACAGACACAGAAGAATCTACAGAAAAGTTATGCGGAATTTGACAAGGTCGCGGCCGCACTACCCCAGGTAAAAGGATTGGGCGAACTGTCAGATTTAGAGTTAGACAAACTGGCCATAGAAGCGGAAGAAAGTTACAAGAACTTGATGGATTTGGGCATGAACGTTGACTCAAGATATTCAGGACGTATATTTGAAGTTGCGGGCAATTTCCTAAGGAACGCTATAGACGCCAAAAGCGGCAAGATCGACAAGAAACTTAAAATGATCGAATTACAACTTAAAAAGCAGAAGTTAGATCAGGGCAACAAAGACGGTGGTCCAGTGGAAGAAAGCGAAGGATTCGTCATATCTGATCGTAACGAATTAATGAAGAAACTACTTAAAAAAGACTAAATATTGCATATGAGCACGTTTAAAGACTACCTAACAGAATCAACAAAGTCATATGACTACAAAATAAAGATCGCAGGGGCATCTAAAGACATAGACAAGAATGCTTTAGAAACAGCACTACAAAAATTTGATCTCGCCAGCATGTCAGCAGGTAAGACCACACCTATCATGACACTGCCACTTGATTTTCCTGCCTTGAGCAATGAGCAAGTGACCATCTTTGATGTTACGACAAACTATCCAGAGTCACCGAGAGTGATGCATGAATATCTTTCAGACTTATTAAGGATTCCAGCAACACACATAGTTGTGAGAAAACCGGGCGAACCTACAGAACAATATCAAGACGAAATGCAGGTTGCTAAGAAATCAGAATACGCAAACAAACTGCATGACATAGAATACAAAGATGCACCTAAAGTGAATGCAGAAGATTTCCATTCTACAAAAGCAAACATGGGATTACTTAAAGAGTTATTAAAAGACAGAGAAGTAAACAAAGACGCTCCAAAAGAAAAAGAAAACATAATGAGCAAAGAAGAAGTAGGAACACCAAGTCCGTTCTCAAAAATTACAAAAGCACACCCAATAGAAGGAAAGAAATAGTTATGGAAATGA